CAGATCATCGTCCGTCCAGATAGGACGAATGTTGAGCTCATTGATCTTATCATCACTAGAAGAAGGACGGCCGTCACTAACTAAGATAGCACGAGCAATTTCCTCATCCAGCATCATACGCATCTCGGATTTAAGCCAAGTTATAACATCGAAATCAGTGATGTCAACGATGTCGTCACGATCCATCTTCTGTTTCTTATAGATTGTAGTAGGAGTAGTAGTTCTCTTAAGTAAAGAGAATACTTCCTCTTTCTTATACTTGCCTTTGATATAACCCTTAGCTCTTGCTTCATCTTCCGTGATGTCAGCAAACATGGATTTAATACGAGAGAATGGAGTATGGCTAGTACCTCTCATAACTTTGGATACCCAACCCATATCTCTCTTAATGAATTCCGGCGGAGTGTTCAGGTTTCTCGCATCCGGGAATAACCAATCATCGGCACCCTTAATACCGTAAGTCTGCTCTTCACCAGCAGTAGTTTCAATAGAATGAGCAAGGAAGCTCTCTCTCATAGAGCCATAACGCTTAGCGTCAGCAATAGCAGCCTGAATATCAGCGTGACTGATTACATTTTCCTGATTTTCTTCAGTGTCGAACACGTTGTGTTTCATATCTTCGTTTCCTCCTTCAGAATCGTCTTCTTCGTCTGCTCCTTCTTCAAGAGCCTTACCTACAATAGCGTATACCGCGGTTTTCTGCTTTTCATTGAGAGTGTCGAATACGTCCTGTAACGTTTCTTCACTCTCAGGCTTTGTTTCTTTTTTATCTTCAGTCTTAGTCTCTTCCATTTTTGGTTTTTCCTCTTTACTGTCTGTTTCAGCATGATAAAGACTAATGTTTTCACCAGTGTAAATGATCGCTTCTTCTTCATACTCTTCACCATGTTTGATGATAGAATCAATGAATGCGCCAGGATTTGCCCCAGCGAGAACTAAGCTAACCTCACGAATAGCTCCATGAAGGACATGCGATCCCTGCTGTTTAAGCTGATTAGCATAGATAGATAATGCTGAAACATCGCCATGCTGAACTAAAAGTTTAGCTGTTCTTCCAGACTCAGTTTCATTGAACTTACAATAAGCGTAAACGCCATCTTCTCTATTCTCTAAAAGAGCATGTCCAAGAACTTCGTTTGGATCTGAGTGCTGATGGTTCCAAACCAATGGAACTGTCTGACCATCATTATGCTTAAACGCGTCTTTCAGGATAACTCTTCCGTCGGAGCATTTAAGATTAGCTCTGGTGGCCCAGCCGCTAAAATCAAATTTATCCATTTTGAATTTTCACTCCTTCTTTTGGATTTTCTACAGAATCTCTATCTTCTTCATAATGATTCAAGTTACTATTTATCAATTCATCAGCCTTGGGATCGTCAGATGGTTTCATACCGACTATCTGTCTGATTTCATTAGAAGTCATAATCTCATTTCTGGTAAACTTATCAGCGATTTCGGCAATATCGTTGACAGGTACGAGTTTGAATGGATCTCTGAAGAAAGATATCGACTGAGATTGTGCGCGAGCAGTTTTAGTAAGAAACTTTCGTTTCATTTCATCAACAATGGCCGTCATTATTGGAGCGATAGTACGGTCGTAATAATTAAGCATGGTTTTCTCATCAGCGGTACCATCTAATATACTCTGAGTGATCCCTAACTGGCTGTAAAGCATACTCGTTAAGTATTCAATCTGTTTCATTAAATTGTTATCCACCGAACGATTTAACTGAGTGATGCGCTCAGTACCATCGGTATAAGCAATACCATACTTAGAACCTGCTAACTGCATTTCTATATCTTTACGACGTTTTTCAGCCTGTTGACGTCTTGCTTCGGTTTTAATAACATATGGTAACTGGATAATTAAATCTAATTTTCCAGAGCCACTCTGTTCATCAATAACGTCTAAAAGATTTAGTTTTCTTATAAGACGTTGCATAGTTGAATTTGGTTCGTTAATAACTGCGAATAGAGGGTTTTCAATAATACCAATAGTACTCTTAGGTAATATCAATTCTTCTTTGTTACCCGTCCTATCGTTATAAACCCTAACCATAACGGTGTTTGGACGCCATTCCAATATCTTGCCGGTTCTCATTGTTAGAATGTCATAAGATCCGGTAACTTCCGGATTGAATGTTGTATCAATCGGAACAATAGCCACACATCCTTCATCGAGCATAGACATTACTACGTCCTGAATAAACGATTTTCCAGTCTGATCTATATTAGCTTCAAGATTCAGACAATTATTCAACTTAGAATCCACAGTAGAAATGAATCTGCCATTTTCATCTAATCGACAATGTTGAATATTAATAGCGGCCACGTCCAATGCTATACGATTATAAACCGATGTGACTATCGAACGCTCATTACCTCTTGTGAATCTCATTCTGTCGGGTCTTGATGCATAACTGACACCGTAATCGTACCGATAATTCGTAGGATCTCTATTCATGAATGCATTCCAGCCATGCTGAAGTCTATCTATAAACCCCATTTTGAATTTTCCTCCTTACTCGAAAGCGTCTTTATTAAGTTTGTAAGCGACAAAAGCATCCATCATAGCTGCCACAGCATCGATTTTAGCATCATATCGCTTCTTTAAAAGCTTTCTATTACCATTGGTATCTTCCATGACAATGCAATTTCCCATGGTAAATGTCATTAATTCCTCATCAAACAAAAGCATCCGCTCCTCTGAGAGTTTCTTTAATTCTCCCAAAGGAACGGATTCGGTTTTGGCTCCCTGTATAACTTTTTCAATCCCGAACGGACCGTTTTCTTGTTCCCATCGTTCAACAAACTCTCTAGCATTGTAAGGGTCAAACCCCAAACACCTAACGTCGTAGTCACACTGGACTATATGATTATCGAGATCTTCGTAAACCTGCATCATATCTAATACAGTTCCCTCAAGAACAACTAAACTTCCTTCATCCATGAATTGATCGTATTTAAAACGCAATGCCGATGGTAATTTCATCAGAGTTGTTGAAGATATGTAGTTTCGGGTTTTTATACCGAAAGCCCCATTAGATAATGGAAATAGGAATGTGAACGCACAAAAGTCGTCGCCTTGTGAAAGGTCTGCGCCAAGTGCACATGCCATTTGCCAATAATCTCGTTTTCTATGAGGTAAGGTTTCCTCATAAGTGAAATAGTATGTATAACCCTCCATAGGAATGCCGAATCGTTTTGCTAAGATATCATTCCTTACAGCGGGAGCTTTCTCAGCTCTTTCAACATCTAGTTGGTATGTTTCATAGCTAACAGTCTTGCCGATATTAGGCTGAGCTTTAATCCAAGTATACGGATCGTTTACCTCATCGATAGAATCTAGTTTATACCACCAGATTGACACATGAGGGTTAACGTATTCGCCTTTAAGGATGTCCATTAACTCCATTTTGATTGTATCGCCACTTCCGTTACGTACTGTACCTTCCGAACTTGTTGCAACTATCAGATAATCGTCATTCTTAGATGCACCTTGCTCAATGGCTCCAATTACATCCTCTCTTACATCACCAGAAAGCCATTCATCAACTGTTGCGATCTTACATCGTAAGCCCTGAAGTTTATCTATACTCATAGGACGAATCTCAAGTAAAGAACCTGTTAAAAAGTTTTCAACACCCTTTTTAGTAGAAGCCAATTTGACACGATTAGCTTTAGATCCAGTCGTGTTTTGTAAAGATCCTTCTGTCAGAAACTTAAACAACGGACCTCTGGCTCTTGTGATAGAAGTTCGTATCGGAGACATTACTTCTTCTGCTAGTTTCATAGTAGGAGCAGTTGTAATCTGATGGGTTGTAGACGTATCAACGTTTAAAAAGAAGTTTTGAATACAGGAACTGTACATCGATTTAGCAGCGCCTCTTGCTACGATTAGATACTGCTTGTTAATTAATCGTTTCTTGATTCTTTTATTAACGTATCGTCCACCATGCCCATCTTCAGAAGGCTCGTATACACTTCTATCGACAAAGTAATACCATCCGAATATTTGTTCAGCCCACAACATAAACGAATCGAGTAAATGAAGATCCTCTCCATCTGTTAAAGTCAACTCGTTTTCGCAATAATCAACAAAACCCTGGATAGCTTGGTCGTCATACCAAATTCCAGGGTTATCGATTAAAGCATCTATTCGGTTCATCTCCATAGAGATTGTTTCACATACAGGTATTTCACCTTTTATCACGGCATCCCTAAACATGCCGTAATATTTTGGAACGGCAGTATTTGATAATGCCATAAATTCACCTACTTGTTAGAATTAAAAAAAGCACAAGAGGTTGTTATTCTCTCGTGCTTATCCATTAATTACTTTAAAACTTTCATTTCATCTAAAATTTCTGATAAACGCTCGCCGTTTCGTTTTCTATTATCAATCTCGAGCCATTCTCTATTAGATAATTCTCTTCTAAGTCTCCAATAATGTCCTAAAGATCTGTCATAACAATAAAGATTTTTTACAGATTCTTGCTTATGTAAGTTGATACGTTTGCCTACAACTTTTACTATCGTTGCAGTGCCTGTAATAACAACTGGCACAATAACTATCAGTTCTTCTTTATTTCTTATAACAAATTCTTTCGCATCGTTGATTTTAGATTTAATCTTTCTTTTAAAATTTGCTCTTTTGATCTCTTTTTCGAAATTTACGACTTTACAATTATTCATAATTTCCTCCTTAAAATGACATGTTTATATGTATTACTTTCATAAAGGAGGATGTAAATATCGCGAAAATATAAAAGGACACTGTCCTCTTATATTACGAAACTTGATATGTTATACTATAGAATCAATATCGATTTCTCTGATGATTTCTCCGTTAATCTTCATAAAATGAACCACCGAATATTTACCTGAGTTTTTATCAACTGTATATACACAAGAATTTGCGAACCCGTCTCCATCTTTCAGATCATCGGGTACAAGCCCAAATGCGTAAAAATCATTATACTCATTACAAACAATAGCTTTCATTCTAGGATTATTACTTTGAACTACATCATAAGCTGTTTTAACATCTAACATATCATATCTCCTTTCATAATATAAAATGTTCATTTCGCTAATGATTTTTCATAACGAAATTTTCCCCGATAGATACGTATGCATCAAATTTATCAGAATCACTATTATCGCTTAATTTTTCTCCGACGTTTTGTACTATAGACTTTATACGACCAGGGTTTATTTCTGCGTTATCCAATCGTATACATTCTATGCCTCCATGTCCGTTTTTTCTACTTAATTTATGACTATAATCATCGAATATAATAGATATATCTTCAACGTTTAATTGAGAATCTGTGTATAAAATCTCACCTTTAGTTTTTTCCCAATTGAAATAATGACTACCGTTATGATGCGTAAAAAACACTACCCCTCTTGAATCATCTGGGTATTTATTAATTAATGTTGAGGACACTTTTTTCTTAATATCAGATCCCTTAGTCATGTTATCCTCTATAGAAACATTCGTAAAAGAATCACTAGATAAATTATTAAAGAATTCACCAAAATGAGATGTTCTCATTCCTATAGGATTTCCTTTAGCTTCAACATCATAACCTCTTCTTCTTAATTCATACGCTATACTACAATTACCGCAATTCGTATGATATTGGAGGTCTGAAGACGAACGATTAGGATTAACTTTATCCAAATCGATAGATCTTGATGATTTGCTTACTTTCTTATTAAGTCCTATATCATCTAAATTATCTGTAAAGGACTTTAAACTAGAACCGACAGTACTCGTATCTTGCTTATCTAATCCTATACCGTACGATTTACCGTTATACTTTTTATATACTTTGTAACCTCCGATTACAACTAAAGTAGAAGCAACAGCTATAGCTCCTATTTTTATAGCTTTCTTTTGTTTATCGGTTAGGCCTTTTTGTTTTTCTTTATTTTCGTCTTTTTTCTTATTAGATGTTCTGCCACTTTTGTGATCCTGTTTCTTCCGAACTCCCCACTTCATACCCTTAACACCATAATGGTATAGTTCATCTGAATATCTATATTCCCACATAAATTCACCTACTTACTTCTTAGGTTTAGGGGTCATATATCGACCAAGTTCAGCAATATTAAATTCTTTTGTCAGAGCAGCTCTAGTTCCATATAAAGCGGCTCCTGTTACAAAAGCAGTAGCTACTTTCTTACCGCTAGAAGACATAACTCCTGATACGAATTTTTTACCAGGACTAACATCATCAGAAGTCAAATCTTTTAATTTTTTTTCCATACTAAGTCGTTCTACTTTTTTCTTTAAGTCAGCATCGCTTAATTTTCTTACGTTTTTAACATCTTCTTTTCTGGAATCTTTAATTTTTTTGTCTTCCGCATTAGCCTCACGCTTAGCATTTTTATACTTGTTTTTTTCTGTTTTATATACTTTTTTAGCTTTGATTACAGCGTTTCCTTTATTCGTTGCGTCTTCCCAGCGTTTAGCATTATTCTGTCTGTGTTTTTTTAACGGACTATACGCTGCTAAACTCTTTCCATATGCTTTATTGAATGACTTGACGTACTCGTCTTGAGCTGATTTATAATTGGATTTAGCTTTAGTTAATGATGCTGGTCTTTTCTTTCTAACTCCCCACTTCATACCTTTTATTCCGTGGTGGTAAAGTTCATCGGTATACCGATATTCCCACATGATAAACCTCCCATTTCAACCTATTGATTACTAGGTGTTTCGGCTTCGACATTAAGTCTCCACTCAAGTTCACTTATAGTTCGGTTAATACTTTCTATAACCGAAGAGCTAAGAGGGGGATCGAAGACGAGTTTAACTTTAAGGTAGATATACGTTTTAATAGATTCGAAATTTTTATTATCCCCCGAAATATAATCTGCCCATATAGCCTTGTCGTCTACGATACTAAACCCCTTAGGAGGACCAATCCCTAATTGACTCAATGTCATAAATACAGTATTGATGTGCATTATTATGTCAGCATCAAAGTGTGTATAATCTTCCTGAATACCCAGCAGTTTTTTAATTGATGTCAGTATACTTTCCAATATCAACACCCTTTCATTACTGCACTTTGATAAACTCCTTCATACAGAATCCATCTACGCCTTCTTTGGTGTAAACTTTATACCAATCTTCTGTAGAGTAATAAGGATCTATCATTACTTCTTCATTTTCTTCAATGACGCACATTACATCTGATTCTTTGTTCGGCTCTGTACGAACATTGAGTTTAAAACAATATGATACCAAACCAAACATAGGCTGAGAGGGAATGTCCTCCGTGAATTCTTCTACGGGTTCTTCATCAACCAACGTTTTAATTTCTTCATTAACCATCATCGTTGTTTCTCCTTTATTTAATGTTTCCAAGGACAAGTATCGTTCTTACTTCTCTCGACTGGCGCTTTGATTAACAAATTTTCATCACCATAGTGAATAGCGTTGTGAGTGTTATGTACTGTTGAGATCAAATATTCCGGATCTAACAAGAAAGCGCTTTCTCTCTCGATGTCTTTGATGGTAATCGGATTCATATGATGGATTAATATCCTTCCGTGAATCTCATAACCCTCCACACCAAGATCACAACCATTATCTCTAATGATTACTGAGTCTCTAATTGCTTTCCATCTCTGAGATCTGTAAAACATCTGATTCAAATAACGATCGAAGCCAAATGTCTCGTCTCCAACTCGACCGTCAAGACGTAAATATCTATAACGTTCCTCGAAAGTATCCAACTTTGACAATTCTGTATAAGTTCTAATACTCATCATTATCACCTTGTCCGTTATACTTTCGCATAGCCTTAATAGCGTTATCGTATAGTTCTTCTATCTTCTGCATCGATTTAAGATTTTCGGTTTTAGCCGAGATTAATTCCTTCTGTTTTTCCAGAATCTCTTTTTCAATACGTTCTTTAGTTGAACCTAACTTTAAATAATGAGTTATGACCTGAGAAGAGGCAGTACCCTCTCGTAACTGCTGTTCAGCAAGGTCAACAGCCAAAGATATCATTTGATTCTCTCTAGCTTCAGGAGTCAAAGCTGGTCTCATCTTTCTCGTAGATCTTGAAGAATTCGAGGCTTTAACTTTAGCCATGCTTACTACCTCCTCTCTTTTAGATTCACGTCGGTATATATGTACTTACGAACCAGTTTAGTTGACATTTAGGTGGGTCTGTGAGACCAAAATTTATATAATTCGAAAGGAGATGTTCGACAAAGAATTGTTTGTTTGGTTACATCCGTACTAACTACCGTTTACAAACTCACAGACCCGCCTAAATGCCAACTAAATATAAACTGCTTCCCAAAAAATAACCCCCGGAGATTTTTC